CAAACATTTCATTTGCAACATCAGATTTTTCTTCCAAGATTGCTTCTAGCATAGTTGAAATAAATTTATTATTTGCTGCTTTTTCAGAATCTTCATTTACAACTAATTCCTTGATATTTTCCAACAAAAGATTTTTGTTGTCTAAGGTATAAGTGGCATGAATGTAAGTTTTTTCTGGAGTAACAAAAGTTACTTCACTTTCATTCATACAATGAACACTCAATGAATCTAATTTTAGCTTTTTAGCTAAAACATCGCAAGATTCATTAATTTCCTTCATTGCAGTATTTATTGATTTTTTTTCTAGCTCATTGATAACATTAACATCTATTAGTTTTCTCTTCATTTTTTACTCCCTAATTAGGTTTCAACAAAATATTTTATTGAAGCACTTCAAAATTTTGACTTTTTTTAGATTGAGTCACAATCTTCTGCTTTATCTATATATAAAACAGATACGCTTTTTAAAAAGCAAAATAAAAAATAAAAATTATGAACTTTTTTCAAAGCTCACATATTACATAGTTATGTATGCGTTACTTTTGAAATTTAAAGGAAAAATATGCTTTCTTTTGAAAAATTTGTAAAGATTAAAGAAGCTTATCAAGTTGATATAGATCAAGATTATGCAACTGAAATTGATGATCTAGTGCAAGCTTCTAAGATTTTTACGATTAAAAACCATAAGAAAATGAAAGAATTTCTTTCTAAAAACATTCAAAATGATGAAGAATTAAAGAACTTATTCAAGATTAAGTTTTTAGATAAGCCGAAGCAAGATTTGGGAATGAAAAAAACTAATACTCCTTTGGGCTATTATGCTGGCTATGATTTTTTAAAACAAGTTAACTCTCCTATATAATAATAAAATGATTAACGAGAAATATAAATTTGCTTTTGTTCATATTCCAAAATGTGCTGGTACATTTATAGAAAAAATTTTTACAAAAGAATTTATTGTAAATCCACATGTATTTGGAAATACCAATAAAATAGAAAGACCAGATCTTTATAGATGGACTTGTATAAGGAATACATGGGATAGACTTGTGTCAATTTATTTTTATTCAATAATAAGAAAAAATGTTTATTCTTTAAATTTAGATATGTCTTTTGAAGAATTTATAATGAGATACATTGATGAAAATGGTGATAAGTATGCTTACATTGATAAAAATAGATTTTTTGGTAGAGATGGGCATATGATTTACATTTCTGATCATAAGACAAAAAATTTATTAATTAATTTTTATATAAATATGTGGAATTTAAAAGAACATTTAGAAATACTTTTTAAACATTTAAATATAGATTTAAAATTAATTGAAAATTTAGAAAAGAAAAATAGTACAATTCATGATGATTATAGAAAATATTACACTAATAATAAAATGATAGACGCTGTATCTAAAAGATATAAGCTTGAAATTGATACTTTAGGGTTTGTTTTTGATAATCCAAATAAATTCAAAGAAGACTTAGTAGGCATAAATTTAAATGTTTTGTGATACATTTCTTTTAATTTTATCAGCATTAAATAATTTTGAATATTCAAGATTGTAGCAAGGTGCTTTGAAATAAAAAGGAAAATGTGAAGGACTGCTTTTGTCGTAATCTCCTTTATTATTAAATAAAGCTTTTTTATAAAAATTTTCTTTTTTAATAATACCCATTAAATAAGCATATTCAAAATTGCGAATAGAAACAAAAAAATAATAATCGCAAATTTGTTTTGTGTTGTAATCTGATACTGTTGCAAAATAATTTTCTTCTGGTATTACTTTTCTATTTTTTGTTTTAACATCAATTTTATGATTTTTATATATCAAATCATAATCGTAATTAATACTATCAGAATTTTTAATTTCCCATCCATAATACTCAGCTACGATAATTTCGCCCAAAAAACCAGTAATGTTACCTTGGCCTTTTTCAATAGAATTTTTTAATATTCCAAGATCATTTGCTCTGTGCTTGGCAAGTATTAAGTGTTCTTTTGTAATTTGCACTTCAATCATTAGACTATTCTAACAAGTTATAAAATTTATTTCAATATAATTAATTAACTTTCTTCTGAATAATCAATGTCTTGATTATCTTGTTCAGAAGCATAGTCTTCAATGTTCATATCATATTTTTCTAAATCTTTTTCTGATGGCTCAGGTAAAGGCATACCGCCAGACTTTGCTGTTGTAGTTGCTCCAGCTTCAGTTGGTGGTATTTCACTTCCTGTTTCTGGATTAGGGTTGTCTTCAGGTGGAGCAAGAAGTGTATTGGGGCCTCCCTGTTCTGAACCAATTTCAGGATTTTCTTTTTCTCCTCCCTCAGCAGGAATTCCAACACCAAGCAATTGAGGATTCTGAGTAAGAATTTGCATTTTTGCATCTTCTAGTTTTTGAATTTTCATTCTCGCAATTATTTCTTGCGTTTCTTCATTACTGTATTTCATCCATTTGTTAAGGATGTCATAGTCAGAAAGCATGAGGGAACTCTTTAATGATGTAGCATTTGTAATTCTAGCTGCCATTACATCTGCTCTGCTTAGTTCTCTCCAGTCACTTGGAGCAGTCATTTTAATTGTAAGGTCTGCATAAGCTTCTTTAGGGAAGCCTTTAAGTCTTAAATGTCTATCAGCCATTTCCCACATACCGTCTTCCATACAAGATTGAAATCTTTCTATAAGTCTTGCGAATCTTACATCTTGGGCACTTAATGAAATTTTAGTTATATTCACATCTTCGACATTAAAGTAATTTTTAGGAAAGTTCAAAGCAACAAAAAGTTTATTTCTAAAATATAAGCAATCATCTACTTCTCCAAGATTTTGTGCACCTGGCAAAGTTTCAATTCTCGTGTTTGTATTTGGTCTAACTGGTAGCCAATAGTCTTCATCTTGTGCGGGGGCATGCCATCTTTCATCAACGCTATTTGGTCCAGTATTTGACAAACCACGCATAGTAGTTTTTCTTTTGCGAAATTGATCTTTCATTCTTTCAATAAAGGATTCAGCTTTAAAAGGAGGTAAAGTACCAACATCAATATAAAATACTCTTCTTTCAGGTGCTCTACTTAATCTATAAACAAGCATTGCATCTTCACACAATTTTACTTGTTGTGCTGGTCCTCTAGCTGGTTCAATAATAGAAACACCATAAGGATAAAAACTTTTTCTATCTTCGCCAATTCTAACATGAATTATTTGTTCTGGAGCAAATCTTATTGCTGTAGAATTAAGCATTTGTGCATCTGGAGAATCTACTACAGGAGAGCTAAGTAAAGAATTATAATCTGGGCCTTCTTTACTTTGTTGAAATTCAACTACTTTTCCTTTTGTTGTTTCAATTCTATACATAGAATCAGCTGGCAATCTAGCTGCTTTATGAATACCTTCAGTTGGGTTTTCTTCATTGATAATAATTTCATAAAATAAATCTCCAAACACCAATAAATTTTTAAAGTCTCCCCAAATTCTACGATTCATATTTAACATGCTACGATGATAGAACAAAAATTCAAGTTCCGACTTTACATCTTGGTTATCAGAACTAAGTTGAAAAACATTACCTTCGTTGTCTCTTTGGCAATTATGAACAATGATTGAATTAGTTGCAAAATTATGATGTTTTTCAACAGTCATATCATAAACATCTTGATATGATCCTTTTTCAACTACAATTACGGTTCTTCTATCTTTATAAGTTTTTAAAAACTTCATTTCCCTTACAGAAAAACCATTCTTGCTCATTCTATACTTGGTTGTTCTCCAGTCTACCTTTGTTATGGTAGCTACATCTTTGCACTTTAATCCCATGCTTATTAGTTTTGTTGTTTCGTTAATTTTGGCGTATTTATCTAAATCTTTTTCAGCTTTGAATTCATCTATAAATTGCCTTTCGTGAATCCATCCTTTTGAATGTGTATAAATTCTTGGAAATTGATTAATCTTTGATTTTGTTAATTCTGGATTTGCTTTAATTCTATAAAATGGCATTAATTGATCGAGATATTTTAAATCTCCTGCTTGTTTCCAACTTCCATCTCTTAATAAAATTTTGTGATCAGCAGTACATTCAATATATTCTCCGT